GCCTTGCAGAGCAAGAAGGTTATGAGCCTACCCAAAAACAAAAGGTAGAACCCATGACATTGAAGGCTCTCTTTAGAGAGCGTGTCGAGGCCGGCCTCGACATGCCCTCACAACTCTTTAATGTTTTTATTAAAGATCAAACAAAAATAGGCCGGAAATAAGGAAACAAGAAACATGAATCAAGTAACTAAAAAAGAAAAATCAGACGTAGCTCTAGCAGGTATGTTTGAAGAAGATGCTAACACAAGTTTTAGCAACATGGGGTCGGATGACTTTGCGTTGCCATTCCTAAGAGTGTTGGGACAACTGTCACCCGAGACAAACAAACGGGATGCCAAGTATGTGGAAGGTGCTGAACCAGGTATGATATTCAATACCGTGACTAAGCAACTATACGATGGTGAGAAAGGCGTCAGCGTAATACCGTGTTATTATAAACGCGAATACGTTGAGTGGTCCGATCGTGGTGAAGGCACAAGTGCTCCTATCGCGATACATGCGGTCGATAGCGGTATCATTAAAGATGCAACAAGAGATGCGGGTTACAAAGATAGATTACCAAACGGTAACTATTTAGAAAACACAGCATCTTATTTTGTATTGTTGGAGAGTGGTGAGGCTGCTTTGATTTCTATGAAATCTACACAATTAAAAGTAAGTAGATCGTGGAACTCAATGATGAACAGTATCAAGATGAAAGGTAAGAATGGTAAGTTCACACCGGCTATGTGTAGTCACGTGTACAACTTAAAGACAGTGCAACAATCAAATGACAAGGGAACTTGGTTTGGT